CGACATCGGCAAGACCGCTCAGCCGCTCACCCTGTGGGGCGAGGAAATCGGCTGGACGATCCCCGAGCTGGAGTCGGCCGCCAAGGTGGGCCGGCCGGTCGACGCGCAGAAGTACAACGGCCTGGTGCTCAAGCATCAGATGGACACCGACGAGATGGTCTACGTCGGCGATGCCACGCTGGGCTACAAGGGCCTCCTGAACTCCGCGCTGGTGGTCAACGTCGCCGCCGTCGCGAACGGCGCGGGCGGGTCCTCGACGTGGGCGCTCAAGACGCCCGACGAGATCCTCGCGGACGTCAACGAGCTCCTGACCTCGTGCTGGGCCGCCGCGGGCTGGGCGGTGATGCCGTCCGAACTGCGTATCCCGCCGGCGCAGTACGGCTACCTCGCGACCCAGAAGGTGTCGCAGGCCGGCAACCTCAGCATCCTGACCTACATCCTGGAGAACAACATCTCCACGAAGTCGGGCGGCAAGCTGAACATCCAGCCGCTGAAGTGGTGCATCGGCGCCGGCGCGGGCGGCACGCTGGGCCAGCTCGGAACCGTCGACCGCATGGTCGCCTACACCAAGGACGAGGACCGCGTCCGCTTCCCCATGGTCCCGCTGCAGCGCACGCCGCTGGAGTACCGCTCGCTCTTCCAGCTGACGACCTACTACGGCCGTCTCGGCGTGGTGGAGTTCCCCTACCCGGAGACCGTCGCCTACCGCGACGGCATCTAGGCCGCGAGCCGACCCGAAGACCAAGACGGAGGGACCGCTCCATGCGGGCGGCCCCTTCCTCGCCGCTGACGGGCGAGGCTGGATCGCGGGGGCCGCGATCGCCTGAAACGGTCAGACGCCAGATTTCCGGCCGGCCACTGGCCCGGTCTCATCCTCAGGAACCACCCCTATGAGCGAAGCCGACTCGGCCGCCGCTGGCGCGCCCGAAATGAAGACCGTCCACGTCGCCAAGTCGTTCAAGGTCATCGTCGACCTGGGCGCCGGCCCGGTCCCCTACGAAGTCCCCGCCGGCGTGCAGAGCGTGCCCGCCTCGGTCGCCGACCACTGGTACGCCGCAGCGCACCTCGCCAACGGCGGGTTCGGCACGCCGGAGTATGCCAGGGGAGCCCGGGACGCCGCGGACAATGCGTTCGTCCAGGCCCGCGACATGTTCAAGACCTACGAAGGCCTGGAGAAGGCCGCGACCGACGCCGAGGAGGCCGCGGGGCAGGTCCCGAGCGCCCCGGCGTTCGAGCGCCTGGGCTGGACGTTCCTCGGCCAGGAGATCGTGGAAGACGTCGCCAGCGAGATCGCTGCGGGCGACAGCTCGATCGCCGGCGGCTCCGACACGCTGGCCGAAGGTGCGGCCGGCTCGGACAGCGTTGGGGGCGACGACAGCGTCTCGAATGCGGGTGACCCCACCCTGAGTGGCGCCGCCGGCGACGACAGCGTCTCCGCCAGTGGCGACTCCACGATCCTCAGCGGCCAAGGCGACGACAGCATCGGTGGGGCGGGCGACAGCTCGATCGCCGGCGGCGGTGCGGCGGACACGGCCGGCCATCCAGGCGACCGCGACCACGACGGCCGCGCCCACGAGGGCAGGTCCAAGACGAAGCTGAAGGCGGAGATCCGCGCGCTCGGCGGCGAGCCCGTCAGCGGCACGGCCGGCGACCTGGAGCGGCAACTCGCCGATCTCCTGGCGAAGAAGGGCGCGTAACGCGCGTCCTGACCCGCCATGGACGCCGCCACCCTCCGCGCCGACTTTCCTGAGTTCGCAGACGTCGCCGCCTATCCGAACGCGACGGTGAATTTCTGGCTGGCCCTTGGGGGAAAGCTGCTCGACGCGGAGCGGTGGGCGGATCTGCTCGACGCTGGCCTTGAGCTATTCGTCGCGCACAACCTGGTGCTGGAGCGTCAGGCGGTCGCCTCGGCGGCCACCGGCGCCCCGCCCGGTGTATCGACGGGGATGGTGGCGGCGAAGGCCGTCGACAAGGTGTCGGTGAACTACGACACGAGCTCCGCCATGGAACTTGACGCCGGGCACTGGAACCTCACCATCTACGGCCAACGCTACGTGCGGCTCATGCGGATGGTGGGCGCGGGCCCGCTCCAGTTTTGAGCATCAAGGTCACCAAGGACCGGACCGCCGCGGTGCTCAAGGCGATGCGGGGGCTGGAGCGCAAGCAGGCGCTGGTCGGCATCCCCGACAGCACCGCCGAGCGCAGGCTCGAAGACGACGAGGGGCCGATCAACAACGCCATGATCGGCCGGTTGATGGAGGACGGCTCGCCCGCGCAGAACCTGCCGGCGCGCCCGCACCTCAAGCCCGCGGTGCGCGAAGTGAAGCCGGAGCTCATCCGACGCTACCGGACCGGCACGAAGGCCGTCCTCGATGGCGCCCTGAAGGATCCGGACAAGATCCACCATGCCGTGGGCCTGATCGCCGAGAACGCCGTCAAAGCCAAGATCACCGAGGGGAACTTCGCGCCGCTCTCGCCGCGGACCATCCAGGCCCGCAAGCGGCGAGGCCGGAAGAGCGAGAAGCCCCTTGTGGACACCGGCCAGTACAGGAACTCGATCACCCATGTGGTCCGGCCGAAGAGGTAGCGGATGCCCTTTCTCGACGTGACCGACGTCCTGCGCGACCCGATGTTCTGCGAGCAGCTGACGATCACCCGGCGAGAGCAGGCCGTCAGCAACAAGGGCCGCGGGAGCACCAACAACACCGTCGTGAACCCGAAGCCGGTCGGCGTCGTCCTGCCAGTCACCGACAAGCCGCTCGAGCGTGGTCCTGATCAGCAGAACCTGCCGAAGGCGATCGAGATCCACACGCCTTTCCGGCTGCGCAGCGCCAGCGACAAGGCTGACCGCACGAAGACCTACCAGCCCGACATCGTCACCTGGCAGGGCGACGACTTCACCGTCGTGAACGTCGACAGTTTCAGCCAGTACGGCCAAGGCTGGATCCGGGCCGACGCGATCTCCACCGACACGATCGACGTGGAGCCCGCCTGATGCCGAACGACAGCGCCACGGGCGGCTACCTCGCGCCCGGCGTGATCGCCGCTCCGCTGGAGGATCAGGCGCTTGAGGACTTCCTCCACGACGTGGTGGCCGGCATCACGGGTATCGCCAACGACCTGGTCCGGCCGCGCTGGCAGGAGGAGCCGCCGAACTTGCCGGCCCGCAACGTGGATTGGGTGGGCCAGGGCATCCCCAACCGTCGGCGCGACACCTTTCCGGTCGTCCAGCACGACCCGGACGCGTCCGCCGGGGCGGGCGCGGACATCCTGATCCGCCACGAGGAGCTTGAGCTCCTCTGCAGCTTCTACGGCCCGAACTGCCAGGCGAAGGCCACGCTGCTCGCCGACGGGATCTTCATCCCGCAGAACCGCGAAGTCCTCGCGACCGTGGGCCTCAAGCTGAAGGAGGCGGGCGAGCCGACCAAGGCCCCGGAACTGATCAAGGGCCGCTGGTATCAGCGCTGCGACCTGGCGATCTGGCTGCGCCGCGAGATCCGGCGGCAATACCCCGTCCTGAACCTGCTCGCGGCGACCGGTGAGGTGATCACCACGGCCGCGACGCGCACCCTCAACGTCAGCCCTTAAGGGGATCGTCCATGCCTAACGGCCTTCCGGTCTCGCGCATCGTCAGCGCGGCCGTCCTCCTGAACCCTGCGGCGGCTGCGCTCGCGAACCTGAGCAGCCTGCTCATCCTGGGTGACTCCGACATCATCGACACCCAGACGCGGATGGTCTCCTACGGGACCATCGAGGAGGTGTCGGCCGCCTTCGGCGCGAACGCCGAAGAGTACAAGGCGGCGCTCCTGTGGTTCAGCCAGAGCCCCAGGCCCAACCAGCTCTTCATCGGCAAGTGGGCGCGCACGGCCACCTCGGGCCGGGTGATCGGCAAGGCCCTCACCGCGGGCGAACAGGCGCTGGCGAACTTCACGGGCATCAACAACGGCGCCCTGAAGTTCGCGATCGACGGCGCCGGCGCGATCACCGTCTCGGCCCTGAATTTCGCCGCCTGCGCCAACATGAACGCGGTGGCCGCCGTCGTGAACGCCGCCCTCGTGGCGCTGCCGGCCGCCGCCACGTGTACCTGGGACGGTGCGCACTTCGTACTCAAGAGCACCTCGACCGGGGCGGCTTCGACGATCGCCTATCCGGTCGCGCCCGCGGCCGGCACGGACATGAAGGCCCTCCTCGGACTGACGGCGGCGCTGGGCGCCCGCAAGGTGGACGGCATCGCCGCCGAGTCGACGCTCGCCGCCGTGCAGGCCATCGACGCCCTTCCGCAGCGCTTCTACGGCCTGCAGGTCGCCTATTCGGCGCTGGCGGACGCCGATCACCTGGCCGTGGCGGCCTACGTCGAGGCCTCGGCGCGCCCGCACCTCTACGGCCTGACCACGGCGCAAGCGACGGCCATCGACGGCGCCTCGCAGGCGGACATCGGCTACCAGCTGAAGGCGCTAGGCTATCAGCGGACCTTCTGCCAGTATTCCTCGTCGAGCGCCTATGCGGCCGCCTCCATGTTCGCGCGGATCCTGACCACGGACTTCAACGCGAACAACTCGACCATCACCCTGATGTTCAAGCAGGAGCCCGGCGTCGTCGCCGAGAGCCTGACCACGGCGCAGGCCGACGCGCTCGACGCCAAGCGCTACAACTACTTCGCCAACTTCGAGAACGAGACGGCGATCATCGTCAACGGCATGTGCGTGGGCGACGCCTTCATCGACGAGATCGTTGGCCTGGACTGGCTCACCAACCGGATCGAGACGGACGTCTACAACCTGCTCTACACGAGCGGCACGAAGATCCCGCAGACCGACGCCGGCAACCATCAGATCGGCAACGTCATCGCCGCGGCCTGCGAGGCGGGGGTGAACAACGGCCTGCTCGGGTCGGGGACCTGGACGGGCGACGGCTTCGGTCAGCTCAAGACGGGCGATTTCCTCGCCAAGGGCTACTACGTCTTCATCCCGCCGCTTTCGAGCCAGTCTCCGGCCGACCGGCAGGCACGCAAGTCGGTGGCGATCCAGGTGGGCGCGAAGCTCGCCGGCGCGGTCCACTCGGCCGACCTCACCATCAACGTCAACCGCTAATCGAGGCCTCCGCCCATGAGCACCTATTCGTTCCAGGACGTGCAAGCCTCGATCTCCGGACCGGGCGGCAACTTCCAGCTTGGTCATGGCGTCGGGGTGGCCGAGGAAGGCATCACCATCGCCGACAGCGGCGAGCGCACCACCATGACCATCGGCGCCGACGGGAAGGGCATGCAGAGCCTGCACGCCGACAACTCCGGCAAGGTCACCGTGCGCCTGCAGAAGACCTCGCCGGTGAACGCCCAACTGGAGCAGATGTTCAACACCCAGAAGCAGTCCAGCGCGTCCTGGGGCCAGAACGTCATCACCGTCTCCGACGTGGCCCGCGGCGACTTCATCGTCGCCACCGAGGTCGCCTTCCTGAAGCGTCCGGACCTGGTCTACGCGAAGGACGCGAACATGCTGGAGTGGGAGTTCGTGGCGGTCGACATCGACCGCAAGCTCGGCTCGGGCACGCCGACGGCCTGATCCGATGAGCGAAGAAGTCACCATCGGCGACGTCCAGTACCGCATCGGGAAGATGGACGCCCGCACCCAACTGCACATCGCGCGCCGGCTCAGTCCGATCATGAGCGCACTCGTGGGCCTCATCCGGCAGGAGGACCAGGGCGCCTCGATCGAGGATGTCCTCAAGCCGATCGCCAACCAACTCGCCGGCATGCCGGACGCGGAGGTGGACTACATCCTCGACCGCTGCCTCGCCGTCTGCTCGCGCGAGAACGACAGGCACGGGACCGGTTGGGGTCCGGTCATGGCGTCGAACGGCCGGCTGATGTTCCAGGACATCACCGTGGCGGGGATGCTGCAACTCGCCGCGGCGGTGATCCAGGAGAACCTCGCCGGTTTTTTCGGCGACCTCGGGTCGCTCTTGGGAGCGTTGAGGCCCCCGACGGCGTGACCCTCGCCAGCATGCCGGAGGAAGGCGAGGACTGGCTTATGCGGCCGGTCCTGCGCGGCCTCTGCAAGCTGGAAAGCCTCTTCGACGGGACCCTCGATCTCGAGCATCTCGCCATGGCGAACGACGCGATCGACGTGGCCGATGAGAACGAACGCCGGATCCGGGAGGCCCAAAACCGCAGATGACCGGCGCCGAAGTGATCAAGGAGTTCCTCGTCGGCCTCGGCTACAAGATCGACGAGGGCCAGTTCAAGAAGTTCGAGGCCGGGCTCAACCGGGCTACCAAGGTGGCGATGAGCCTGGGGAAGGCGACCACGGCGGCGGCCGTCGCGGTGGAAGCCGCGGTCGTCAGGATCTCCCGCCAGTTCGAAGACCTCTACTATGCCGGCAAGCGGCTGAACTCGACCGTCGAGGACATCCGCGCCACCGAGTTCGCCTACAGCCAGGTGGGCGGCTCCGCGGCCGGGGCGCGCGCGGCGATGGAGAGCGTCGCCGAGTTCATGCGGTCGAACCCGGGCGGCGAGCGCTTCCTGCAAGGCCTTGGCGTGCAGACCCGAGGCGCCAACGGCGAACTGCGCGAGACGACGCAGATCATGGACGACCTGGCGGCCAGCTTCCGCCAGATGCCCTATTTCGCCGCCAAGGTGCGGGCGAACCTGCTCGGCATCGACGAGCGCACGCTCCAGGCGATGATCCGGGGGACGGGCGAGTTCTCCGACCGCTATCACGAGATGGCGCGCCGGGTGGGCGTGGATCAGGACGCCGCGGCCAAGGCCAGCCACGAGTTCATGGTCGACCTGCGCGATCTTCTCGCGCTGCTCACCCTCACGGCCGACAAGCTGATCCTGAAGTTCCAGCCCTCGGCGCGCGCGGCGGTGCGGGCCATCGAAGACCTCGACATCCGCACCCACGGCCTGTCGACGGCGCTGATCGAGATCGGGGCGGTGCTGGGTGGCGTCCTGCTCCTGTTCCGGCCCTGGGTGGCGGCGCTCTTCGAGGCCTTGGGCGGGATGGAGGCCTTGGGCGCCGTCGCCGCTGGCCTGGGGGTGCTCCTGAGCGGTCCCGTGGGCTGGATCCTCGCGCTCGTCGCCGCCATCGCCGCCCTGCTCCTGTCGAGCGACGACTTCCGCAAGCGCTTCGGCGACATGCTGGGCGAGGTGTTGCCCCAGGTGCAGGCCGCGCTCGGCGACCTGTGGGGCGCCCTCAAGGAGCTTGGCGCGGCGCTGAAGCCGGTCCTGGACGGCATCGTGTGGCTGTTCGGCAAGCTGCGCGACGCCGTCGTCGCCACGTTCGGCCCGGCCGTCACCGACCTGGTCCGCCGGTCGCTCGGGTTCGTCGCAGCTGATCTTCGCCTCGTGGGCGATGCGGTCCGGGTAGTGGCCGACCTGCTTTCCGGGCGCTGGTCCAAGGCCTGGACCGACGCCAAGAACGTCGCACGCGATGCGGTGGACGGCATCAAGGCCATCTTCGGGATCGGCGGCGGCGCCTCGGCGCCGAGGGCTGGGTCCGCCCCTGCGCGCAGTGCAGCCCCAGCGGCGGGCGCTGGTGGTCCCTCTGGCGGTCGGAGCGTTACCGACCAGATCCGCGCCTTCTTCCAAGCCAACGGCGTCAGCGCTGAGGTTTCGAAGGGGATCAGCGCGGGGGTGTGGGCGGAGGCGCTGTCCAGTGGGAAGGGTGTCAACGTCGTCAATCCGACCTCGGGGGCCTATGGCATCGGCCAATGGCTGGGGGCTCGGAAGGCCGAGCTCTTCCGGCGCTACGGTCCGAATCCCTCCCTTTCCCAGCAACTGGAGTTCATGCTCTGGGAGCTCAGGGGCGGCGACAAGGGCGGACGCTCCGTCCTGCGCCAGACGGACGCCCATGGTGCGCTTGAGGCTTACGTCAACGACTTCATGCGGCCCGCCAAGGGCGCCGAGACGATCGGCGACCTCAGGCGCGGCGGCCAGTTCCTCGCAGCCAACGACGCGACGCAGACGAACCTTGGCGTGAGCCGCGCCGCCGCCGCGCAGGTGTCGGTCAGCCAGAAGACCGACGTGCACATCCACGGTGTCAGCGACCCGCACGCCGCCGGTCGCGCCGTCGTGGCCGAGCAGGACCGCGTGAACGGCAACCTGGTGCGCAACACCGCCGGCGCCGTGCGCTGATCCGGAGGGCACGACCATGGCGCTCTCCATCGAGCTCGTCACCTTCCGGCCCAAGCGGAGGATCGGCGAGTTCACGTCCTACATCACCTTCGATGAGCAGCATCAGGACGAGCTTTCGATCACCGGTTCGCCCGTGGAGCAGGGCGCGCAGATCACCGACCACGCCTTCAAGGAGCCGTCGCAGGTCACGATCCGTGCGGGCTGGTCGAACGCCACGCTGGCCGGGCTGGTCGGCACGGCCAAGGCGCTGCTCTCGGGCGGCGGCCTGAGCGGTCTCTTCGGCAACGATTACGTCAAGGACACCTACGCCAAGCTGCTCAAGCTGCAGAGCGACCGCCAGCCGTTCGAGATCGTCACCGGCAAGCGCAAGTACAAGAACATGCTGATGAAGTCCCTGGCCCTGACCACGGACGCGCAGACTGAGAACGTCCTCGTCGTGACGGCCTCCTTCCGCGAAACCATCATCGTCGAGAC